TCTATTTGCGGACACTTTGGTGTACAGCCTGCGGAAATTGGTTTCTCACCAAAAAGCGGATTGGGCGGGGCTGGTTTCTCAGAAGGACAAGCAGAAAATGGTGAAGCGTTAGGCATTGGCCCGCTTGCTAACTGGATTTCAAAGCAATTAACAAATCTTTCTTACACATACTTAGGTATGCCGCGTGAACTTGAATTCAAACTTATGACTTCACAGCGTATGGATACAGAAGAAAATGCGCGCAAGAACCAAATTGAAGTTACATCTGCGGGTAAGTCAGTCAATGAGCGCAGATCAGAACTTGGTTTGCCGTTGCTTGATACACCGCAGGCTGACATGCCAATTCTTGTAAGCGGAGCGGCTGTTTATTTGTTCTCGCCTGATGGATTGATTGATGCGGCTACTGCTTCAGTTGCTCCAACATTGAGTGGCCCTGATGCAACACCTGATGCACCTACAACTCCTGATCCTCTTGAGCAAGAACCTGCAACAGAGGTAAAACCTGAAGATGAAGAAGTAAATGAAGTAAAAGCATTTATGAAATGGGCGGCTAAGGGTAAGCGCGCAAGATTGTTTGAGTTTAAATCACTTGATCCAATTGTGGGAGATGCGCTCAACCGTTGTGCTTTTGATGGTGATTTAGATACTGCGCGAGCGCTGGCTAAGGCTTATCTAACATGATTGAGGGCGCTCTCAAGGCAGATGGGCGCTTAGCGGCAAAGAACGCGGTGAAGATTAGAGCGGCACTGCGCCAGGTGGCAGACTTCAAAAGAGTCTTTAATAAATACCAGGAGACGCAACCGCAACCTACGGATAATCCTGCGCAAGATCGCGCCCGCGCTCGTTCATGGATCATGCTGAATGTGTACATCAATGATGAGCCGTTGCGTTTGGCTGTTACCCGCGCATGGCAAGAGGCTTTTATTTTGGGTGAGGTAGCCGCAGATGAATGGTTACGCAAAACGCGTGAGGCAAATAAGGCTGATGACATCAGTGTTAATTGGGATAATTGGAAACCTGGTGATGTAGATACCGCGTTGAACATTAAAAATTTTCAAAAGTATTTAGCAAAAGTAAATGCAGATAGTTACTTCAAAACTTTTAACAAAGAAACAATTGTTAATTTAGGCACTGCTCTTTCTGACTCAATTGCCGCTGGCCTAGATGCTGAAAGTGCCGCCGTAATGATTGGGCGGCATGTAGGTAGTGCAAGCCGCGCTTTAACTATTGCAATTACTGAACAAAATCGCGCTATGTCATTTTCAACTATTGAGCGTTACAAAGATGCTGGCCTAGCAAAGATGGAATGGGCCGTATCTGATCCATGTGACATTTGCGCAAAAAATGATGGGCAAGTAATTGTTATTGGGCAAACATTTGCATCAGGCGATACTCAACCGCCTGCCCACCCACATTGCCGTTGTGTTTTGTTGCCTGTAATTCCTGGTATGGAAGATGATCTAATAGGTGGAACAGTTACAACCCCAACAATAGATGCTGAAGGCGCAATTGCAAATGAACCTTTTGTGCCAGGTGTTGTTCCTGAAGGCAAATGGACACCAGTTTCAGAAGATAGATGGGTAGAACGCCAAGAGGCTATCCGTTTACAGCGCGGGCTAGGGCCTGCAAATGAAAATCATTTGCGTATTATGCGTGATCAGGTTAAAGATGCTCAAGCAATTTATGAACGCGGGCCTAACATTGTTGTTTTGGGTAAAGATGCCAAAACAGTAACAGAAGAAGCAATGGAACAATTTATGAAAAACTTTGATCTTGCTTATGAAAAATTACCTGAATGGCGAAGGGTAAGCCCTGACGGTTCGCTAAGAGGCTATTCTTTAATTATCAATAACAAAGATCGTAGTGGTAGTGCTTTGGCTTATACCTACATAGGGCATGACTCTATTTGGTTCTCTCCTGGTGATGTTATTACTTCATTAAACCCACCTAAAAATTGGGCGGGTTGGTTTATGCCTGCGGCTAATGATGTTTCTGAAAACCTTTACACGATTATGCACGAATTAGGCCACACTACGGATAGTTATGTAAATGATAATAAACGCGGGTATGTAAGAAAACTTTTGACCCGCAGGTATAAGGAATTGTTTTCTAGGTACAGCCGTAAAACTACTAAAGAAACTTACGCGGAAGTTTTTGCTCAATGGGGATTAGGTGAAAAAAACGCATTAACTGAAGCCTACGCAGAAGCATTTGGTTGGGATTTATCTGCCAAAGAGTATTACGAGAAATTTGGTGAATTTGATCGTTGGAAGCCTAGTATGAGACCGTCAGGAGTGCGTTAGGAGATGGCAATGAAAGAACCAAACCTAGATGAAGTTGGTGAAATCAATGATTACGCCAACATGCCCAAATTTGAATTACAACAAAGGGCTATTTTTGGAGATGAAAAGGCAGAACGCATTTATTTAGAGCGTTACGGCAAAGAGTAACTTGATACAGTATGCGGTAAGGCTTTGAAGGGATAACAATGGCTGACGGTTTTGTTCCACCGCAAGAGGTGCGCAATAACGCTAAGCGTGGATTAGAACTGCGGGCTAAACATGGCCGTGGCGGAACAGAGGTTGGCGTTGCCCGCGCCCGCGACTTATCAAACGGAAAAGCATTATCATTAGACACATTAAAAAGAATGAACTCTTACTTTGCTCGCCATGAAGTTGATAAAAAAGGTGAGGGTTGGGGCAAAGATAGTGCAGGTTACATTGCTTGGTTGCTTTGGGGCGGAGACGCTGGTAGAGCATGGGCTAAAAGAATTACCAGTGAACAGGAAAACAAGGAGAAATCAATGGCAAGCAATCTAACAACCACCTCATACTTTAGTATTGAGAAGGCTGACCGTAACGCAGACGGCACAATGACCGTTTACGGAAAGGCCACTGATGACTCAATTGACATTGATCAACAGATTTGTGATGGCGATTGGTTAAAGCGCGCCATGCCTGCCTGGTTTAAGTCAGGCGGAAACATTAGAGAACAACACAGCAACATAGCCGCAGGCGTTGCTAAGGAGTATGAGGCAAAGGCTGATGGACATTACATTGGAGTATTAGTTGTAGATCCTGTTTCAGTTAAAAAGGTAGATGCTGGCGTACTCAAGGGTTTTTCAGTAGGCATCAAAAACCCACGCGTTGTACGCGATAGCAAAGCGGCAAATGGCCGCATTGTTGATGGTCAGATTGTGGAAGTGTCTCTAGTGGATCGCCCTGCCAACCCTAACTGCCAATTGGTTTTGGCTAAGTCTGTTGATGGTGAGAAGGACTTGGTACAGGTAGAGGAATGGATTGAGAAAAAAGAAGGTGAAGAAGATTTTACTGGAGTAATTAAACCGCGTAAGGGTGAGCCTGCGGACAAAGAATTATACGCAGAGGTCATACAAGCGGCTAAGGCAAAGTTTGATGTGTATCCGTCTGCCTACGCTAATGCCTGGGTAGTACGCGAATACAAAAAGCGCGGCGGCAAATACAAGGCAGAGAGTAAGAAAAAAGGTTTACAATCTGACGGTAATTTAATCAAGGAGAACCAAATGGAAACAGAAACAATTGCCGTACCTGAGTCTATTTTGGGTGATCTTTTCAAGTTTGATAAAGGTGAGTACGAGCGCGCCCGCGAAGCGTTAGCAAATCTCATTTCTATTGAAGCGCAAGAAATGAAGGAAGGTCACAATGAACTTTCTTCTATCTCACATTTACTAGAAGCCGTTTCTCATCTCCATGCTTGGTATGAGGGCGAAGAAGCAGAGGGAGAAATCATGGAAGAAACGGAAATTGAAATGGCAGTAAAGCCTGAAGAAAAAGAAATCATGCCTAAAAAGGGCGAGACATTAAAAGAATTTAAGGCGCGTTGCAAAGAAGCAGGCATGGCTGAAGGTTATGCTGAAAAGTGCTACAACAAGTACATGGCCGCTGAAAAAGAAATAGAAGCATCAGCCGCGGCTACTGACATGACACCAACAGCGGAAACAGGTGCAAACCTAGACACCGCAACAATCAGTCCTCCTGCGGATACACCAAAGTCTGCGGAGGCAGAAGAAGCACCAGTTGCAGAAGAAGTTGCTGAAGAAGCACCTGCGGCTGATGAAGTTACAGAAGAAGTTTCTGTTGATGAAAACTCAACAGAGAAGTTAGAAGCCATAGTAGAAGAAGTGGTAGAAAAAGCAACAAAGGCTCTCAAATCAGAGATTGCCAACCTTGTGACCGCAAAAGAGGCGGCTGAGGTTAGAGCAGTAAGTTTGGAAACTGAGTTGGCAACCGCAAAATCTTTGGCTCTAGGTGGTGGCCCTAAGCGAACAGCAAGCCCAATAGATGTGAAAGCAACTAATGACTTGCTAACTAAGGCCGCTGTTTACAAAGAAAAAGCAAGAGCAACAACAGACATAACACTTGCTAAAGGTTACAAGCAACTTGCAGATGAATTTCTTGCAAAGTATGAAGAAACCCTTAACAAGTAATCCAACCTAATCTCTGAAAGGAAACACAAATGGCATTAACGCCCCCAAAGGCCGCCGATCTATTCAGTGATGCAAGTCCAAAAGAAGCCGCAGAACTATTTGAGGAATACTCAATTGAACTCTCAAAGAGTCTCTCACACGCTTCACATGTACCAGGACAAGCACCACAGGCAGACCCAATTTCAACACTTGAAGCACTAGCGGCAAGCAAGTCACTATCAGGTGACGCTATGAACGGTTTGAATACTGCTCTAGCGGCTCAGCGCATGGC